GGAGAGGGTGAGGGGGGTTCTTAACAGGAGTTTAGATGTTAGAACAACGTAAATTAACTAAGAAACAGAGCAGTCTAGTTGATACGCTCGTAGCGACAGGATGCACATTGCGCGAAGCTGCTACAGAAGCAGGGTATGCAAACGGTGAATCAGGAAGAGTAACAGCAAGCAAAACGATACGACTCCCGCATGTGCAGTCTTACATGATGCAGAGAGTGAACGAGCAGTTAGGAATGAATGCTACTGTGGCTGCGGCACGTGTCATGAACTTGGCTACAGGGGCTAAGTCTGAGTACGTACAGCTAGAGGCGAGCAAAGATATATTGGATAGAGCTGGCTTCAAGCCAATAGATCGTAGCCAAGTGCAAGTTGCTGGGGACATTAGAGTTAGCATTGACTTAGGCTAGGTAGGGGGTGCCCAAAAACCAGTACATAGTAAGTAGCTAGTAGTCCCACACACACATGATTGTTAAAAAAAGTACCTTCCCATAAATATTATTTTGGTTTAAGGGTTTTGTTGGATGGGAGATTATTAGATGGCTGACGTTACTGGTAAGCTAAGAACCTTAGAGAAGGCGCGGACTAGCCTCTTGACTAAGTTAGAGAACATTGCTGAGACTATGAACCAGAAGCATCTTGACCGTGGCGGTGACAAGCCAGAGGGCAAGGAGCTTAAGGCGCACAGGGCTTTGGCACGTAAGGCCGAGCAACACCGCAAGCAAGTTAAGATTGTTGACCAAAAGATTGCCAAGGTTCATGGGAAGCCAGTTGGCTATCGCACTGGCGGCGGTCGTGCAGCGGCGGCAATTGATTCTGGTCGTGGCGGAGTGGCCAAGTCTTTAATGACTCGCAAGTTAATGCCTAAGACGTGAGGGCTGGTGTATTAGCATCTGTATTAAGGATTCATTATGGCAACGGCAGCGTGGACAAGGAAAGAGGGCAAGAACCCGAAGGGGGGCTTAAACGCCAAGGGCCGAGCGGGAACGGGAATGAAGGCTCCAGTAAAGAGCGGAGACAACCCAAGAAGGGCCAGCTTCTTAGCACGAATGGGAAACATGAACGGCCCCGAAAGGGACGCAAAAGGAAAACCAACGCGCCTTCTTCTTAGCTTACAAGTTTGGGGTGCATCTTCTAAGGCTGACGCAAGAGCGAAGGCCAGAGCAATTAGCAAAAGGAACAAAGCAAATGCCTAGTGGTAAAGGAACTTATGGAACTACGGTCGGTCGTCCTCCCAAGCAGAAGCCAAAGCCTAAAGGCGGCAAGAAGAAGTGAGTTTGTATGCCAACATTAATCGGCGTAAGAAGTCTGGGACAAGTCGTTCCAAGTCCAAGTCTACTATTACAGACAAGGCTTATGCTAATATGAAGGCTGGCTTTCCTAAGAAGAAAAAGAGTTTGCTTAAACGATGAGTTTCATATCCACACTGTCTTCTTCTGAGCTTGTTGTATTGCGCGAGATGGTACGCAAGGTTCATTTAACTTATGTACCTTTGGACTTTGCTACTGACAGGGAATGCGACAAGATGATTGATGGCATGGCCCCAGAGACTGTTGATAAGATGCTGAGGTTTGGCAGACAGTATTGTGGTTGATTTTAAATACAAGCCAGATGGAGAAACACTAAAGACCTTTATGAAAGACAACACGTTCTTTCGTGGCATTCGCGGCCCTGTCGGTTCTGGCAAGTCTGTTGGTTGTTGCATTGAGGTTTTTCGTCGCGCTTTAGCGCAAGATAAGAACCAGCACGGAATAAGAAGAAGTCGCTGGGCTATCATTCGTAATACCAACCCCCAGCTTAGAACCACTACCATTAAGACTTGGCTTGATTGGTTTCCAGAAAGCGATTGGGGTAAGTTTACTTGGTCGGTTCCTTATACTCACCACATTAAAAAGGGTGACATTGATCTTGAGGTTTTGTTCTTAGCTCTTGATAGACCAGAAGATGTTAAGAAACTTCTTTCTTTGGAGCTTACTGGCATCTGGGTTAATGAAGCTAGGGAAATACCCAAGTCAATTATGGATGCTTGCACTATGCGCGTTGGTCGTTTTCCTTCTATGCGAGAAGGTGGGCCATCTTGGACAGGAGTTATTGCGGATACTAACGCGCCAGAGGAAGATCACTGGTGGCCTATCATGTCTGGCGAGGTTCCTATTCCAGATCATATACCGCGAGAGCAAGCCAAGATGTTAGTAAAGCCAACCAACTGGTGCTTCTTTACTCAACCGTCTGGCATGATGGAAGTTAAAGATGAGAATGGTGACATTGATAGGTATGAGCCTAGCAAGACTGCCGAGAATACAAAGAACATGATGGGTTCTTACTATCCTAATCTTATTCAAGGTAAGACTAAGAGTTGGATAGATGTTTATGTTATGAACAAGTTAGGTTCTATTCAAGACGGAAAGCCAATCTATCCTATGTTTGTTACTGATACACACGTTGCTAAAGAAGAAATACCTGTTGCTGCTGGCTATCCTTTGTACATTGGCTTGGACTTTGGACTAACCCCTGCGGCTACTATGGGTCAGAAGGTTCGCGGAAGGTGGTTTATTCAAGATGAAGTTGTTGCGTTTGACATGGGCATCGTTAGATTTGCGGAGGTTCTTCGTGAGCAGATTGCTACTAGGTTTTCTCAGTGTTCCGAAGTTATTATTTATGGTGATCCTGCGGGTGACTTTCGGGCGCAAACCGACGAGTCTACCCCTTTCCACATACTTAGAGGTGCTGGCCTTAGAGCATTCCCCGCCCCATCTAATTCTGTGGATTTGCGGCTTGAGTCGGTATCTTCGCAGCTTAACAAAATGACAGACGGTAAGGCTGGCTTTTTAGTTGATCGTCGTTGCGCCCAGCTTATTAAGGGCTTTGAAGGCGGCTATCAGTATCGCCGCATGGAAGTGTCGGGCGAGAGATACGCTGACAAGCCTGACAAGAATATGTTTAGCCACATACATGACGCGCTACAGTATATGCTTCTTGGTGCTGGCGAAGGTCGGGCCTTGATGAACAATCAGAAAACGGCTACGCCCTCTGTTGCTAAGAGGGACTTTGATGTATTCGCTAAGCGCAATGGCCCTAAGCGTAGAGCAGGGCTTTGGTCACGCATGTAATTGTGCGTTGCCGATTGTTCTTGATTGTGCTTATCGCTAACCAACAAAGGAGATTGCTATGTGCAAATTCATAAGTAAACCGCTTAGAAAGCTAGAACGGCTTCAAAATAAAATACTCAAGCCTGTTGGTATTAACACTAATTTCTTTGCTGGCGGTTTAGGAAAAGCCGTTGATGCTGGCGTTATTTCTAAAGTGCCTTCTGATATAGAAAACTTAGCTACTCAAGCTAACGAAGAGTTGGCAGAAGAAAAGTCTAAAGCCACAGAGGACACTATACAGCAAACTTCTGCAAAAAGATTTAGAAGCGGATCGCGTGGTCGCCGCTCCTTACTGCGCTCTAAGTCTGGCGGCGGTGCTGGGTTTTATAACAGGTTTCAATTATGATAGATGATCCTACAGCCAAGAATTACTTTGAGCATTATGGCAAAGCAAAAGCCAAGCGCGAAAACTTTATTCCCTTGTTTGAAGAATGCTATGAGTATTCTCTTCCCCAGCGTGAGTCATTTTATTATGAAACCTCTGGTCAAAGGCGGGATGATAAAATCTTTGATGAGACTGCGGTTGTTGGTGTGCAAGAGTTTGCGTCCCGATTGCAGTCTGGCATTGTTCCTAACTTTGCGCGTTGGGCTGATCTAACCGCTGGCTCCGAGGTTCCTAAAGAACAGCGTGACGCCGTAAACAATGATCTTGATGAAGTCACCGACTATGTGTTTGAGGTTTTGCAGAACTCTAACTTCTCACAAGAAGTACACGAATCCTTTATGGACTTGGCTGTAGGCACTGGCATTCTTGTTGCAGAAGAAGGTGACTCTATTGATCCAATTCGGTTTACCGCAATACCATTGCCGCATGTTGTATTAGATACTGGCCCTGATGATAGGATTGACCACATCTATCGTGAGCGTAAGAACATTAGATTTAATCAGTTATTGATTATGTATCCTGATGCTGTGTTAAACGAGCAGATTCAAAACAGAATGGCTAATGGCGGTAAGGATACAACTACAGTTCTTGAGCTAGTATGCCGTGATTACTCCCGCAAGAATGAAGAAGT